AGGTTTATAGCCAGGTTGCTAGCCAGGTTGCTAGCCAGGTTTATAGCCAGGTTGCTAGCCAGGTTTATAGCCAGGTTGCTAGCCAGGTTTATAGCCAGGTTGAATATTTTTCTTCAGAGTCTCTCGGGTATATGGCTGGATGGTGTGCGTGGATAGATTTTTATAGAGAAATTGGCATCGTAAAGTTTGATAAATGGGATGAGTATGTACGTTATATGAAATCAGGCCAATTTATGGGTGTCTATTTAAATGGCCTATCTATTGTATGCCGCCGACCAAAGGCAGTGCGTCGAGATGATGAACTGCGTTTGCACTCCGATCAAGAACCAGCTATCGAATGGCGCGATGGTTACAAGCTATATTTCTTACACGGTCAGTCATTTGAAGAAAAGCTATTTAAGAAAATCGTATCTCAAAAAATGACACTAAAAGAAGTTATGAGTATGCGTAATGCTGATGAACGTACAATGGCATTTCAGATGCTACGTCCTGACAGGCTCCTTAAAGGAGTCAAAGCGAAGTTAGTACATACAGGTATTAAAGGTACCAAGCTCTATCAGGTAGACAACTTTGCGTCTAAAGTGCTTGGAGATAATGCAGATATTGAAGATAGTACTGAATACTGTATGGTCATGAATGATGCGAGTACAGACCGGATTTTCTTAGAATGGGTAAGTCCAGATGTCGGTGCAAAGCATAACGCAGACCTAGCCCAAGCTACTGCATTTGGTATTCCGCTTGAAGACTATCTCTTAATGCAACAAGAGGCTTAGAACTATGCTGGCGGTAATTGTTACCTCCTATTACCCGATTAGACCGTGCCGGCACTCCATATATCAGGGGATAAAGTTGTAGGTGCCAGCGTAAGGCTGGGGCGTAGAAATACTGTTGACTACACTATACAACTCCCCTGATTGAAACTTAAAAATTAAGATTAAGACGTGTGATTGCTGGTAGCAAGGACGGCTAGGCGATGAGTTGATTACACAGCAATGTCCGTACCGAGGCTAGCTGTAAGGATGCCCTACAAAATATCGGACACCTCGCCTGCTACTAGCTTCATGCGTCTTAATAGTTGTGGGTAGAGCGCTGGTAGTAGATGGCAAAACTGACACGTCCCCGTCACCGTATGGTGTGCTTAAGACGTTAAACTGAGTCGTTGCGTCAACTCCGCCTTTGCTACTAGCACCTCGCCCACAACAGTTATGTGTAGTAGTGCTGGTGTAAGCCGTCTGTGTAGTCGTTCTTATGAGGCGAGTGTACACATTGGTTAGCCCATCAATTCATAAGATTTGCTACTAGCACCATACTCGTAACAAACTAATAAGGAGATATAAGATGAGTAAATGGATAGAACCAACTACACACGATATAGGGATACTGCCAGGCGGTTATGTAATTCATTATTCAGTATGCTGGTGCAAAAAAGCGGCGAAGCCAGCCACCCCACCATCTAAAGAGGTAAAGAGCCATGAGTAAACAATCAATAGATGAGCAGATAGAACAGCTACTAGACAGCCATGCTGGGTACTACATCAAAGAAACTATGCAATTCTTTAAGAATAATGGCATAAGCCCAGCGTTGAGCAAAAATAATGAGGGAGATTTAACCGCCAAAACTGCAATCAAAGCCCTCATATCTGATGCAGAGAAACAAGCACGAATAAACGAACTAAGAGAGATACCTTACCACCCAAACTTTATAGCTAATTATATTGAAGACCGTATTAAAGAGTTGGAGCAATCATGATGTGGTGCTTTACCTGTAAATCGTTAGGCAAAGAAACAGTGGGCGTAGTTAGATATTATCAAATCCTGGGCTGGGCAGCGCCGCTACCGCTATGCAAAAACCACGCTGGAGAGATTACGACATTTACACAAGGGGAGCAATCATGAGTATGAATAGCACTAAACGTAAAAAGCTACAAAAAAAGAACTCTACTTGCCCCACTTGCAAGAAAATAGTTACCGATACTCATATGGTAAGAGTGTATACGGACGACAGCGGGAAAACTAGATATGGACAATGTTGGGAGCAATCATGAGTAAGCGATGCTGGCTAATATTCCATAACTTCGAGCAAGTATATGCTGGCTATGTGAGTAGTCAATTTAAGTGTGCCAAATGTGGTGCGATAAGAAACGAGTCAAACTTATGAGTACAGTAGATATAGATAAGGAACTAGTGCTTTTGGTGCAAAATACCCCAGCAGAGTTTCAAATATACACAATATTATCCGAAGAAATAGTCAAAAGAGTCAAGCCAGTATTAACCGCTCACCTCAAGGCAGAACTATTAGCTAAGATGCCACCAGAAAAAACCAAACCAGTAAATAGCTATACAAAGTGGTTTAATAAGGGCTACAATCAAGCTATAGCAGAGATTACTAAGATTGTGGAGGAGTTATAGACATGGCAAAGAATACGATCAAGCTTGACATTCTCACATCATAAGCGTAATATAAAGAAGTAAACAAGGACGTGCAACATGACAGAGAATATTAAAAAGCAGATTGCTAGGATGGACTTGGACATAACCCAGGTAACCCGCACCCAATCTTTACTTAATCAGAACCAAATACAAAAACTTTGGAATAGTACACCGCAGAAATATAAATACAACCGTGCTGCAAAGGGCGGAGGCCAATGGACATATATTAAAGCCAGTTATGTCCGTAAAGTGCTTGATAGTGTATTTGGATTTAACTGGTCTTTTGACATAGAAACTAGTCTTGGTGAGGCTTTTGAGGTTGCCAAAATGACAAACTCTTGCGTGGTAAAAGGAACACTCATAGCCCAAGTAAAGGTAGATGGCGAATGGGTAAAACTTAAGAAAACCCAGTTTGGCCGTGCCGATGTAAAGTGGCAGACCGTAACAAAAAACGGTAACAAGAGCCGAAAATTAGATGATTTCACTGGGTTTCCCGTGCCACTAGACTTTGGTAATGATATGAAAGCTGCTACATCAGACTGTCTGAAAAAGTGTGCTAGCCTGCTAGGTATTGGTGCAGATGTCTATGAAGCAGACGAGTTTGTAGAAATATCTATTATCGGTGCAGATGATAATACTGCCAAAGCCAAAGAAACTGTCAAGAAACTTAGGAATGCAAGAGAGATTTTAAATGTTAAGAGCGAGGCTGTAGATGGATAAGTTAGAGCTAAGCATAGAAATCGATCTAAATGAAGTTATAGAGGCCATAGAAGATGCGAGTAATCTTGATAATAATGCCCACTTTGCTAAACTAGCCCAAATACAAATCGCCAAGAATAATCTTAAAGACGCCTTAGATAAGGTAGAAAAAGTGGAGCGTGATGTTAAGCATGTCATAAATGCCAAGGCTAAAACCCTGTACGGTAACGACTGGTCAGTAATAGCTGGTGATAATTACAAGATTACACGCTCATTCACAGGCTCTGTCTATGATATAAACGGCACTCCAAATGCTAAATATTTATTGATCAAGAAGTCTGTAAATTCAGAAGCTGTAAAGGCTTATGCAGAGCTTAATGATGGTAAACTACCCAAAGGTATTGTGCCTAACGGTGGACGTGGCGAATCTATTACCATAAAGGTAGTAAATGACAATTAAACTATCTTATTCCATACTAAATGCATGGTCTATGGGTCGTTATGAGGATGCCGTGGCCCAATATCTAGGCAGGCCATTCCCCACTACCGATGCTATGGAACTTGGCAAGACAATGGGACAGCTATGGGAACAACATATCAACGCTACAAAAACCTTGCCTGATGAGCTAGGAGGTGGATTATTAGACAACCCCATATGTGAACAGAAGTACCGTAAACGAATCCCTTTTAGTGATAAATATGAGATTTTAATAAGTGGAAAAGCTGATTGTGTAGATGGTAAAACGATCTACGAGTTTAAATGTGGCAAAACCGAAGTAGGAACATACATAGGAACTAAACAACTTGGTTATTACAGACTTCTATTGCCTGAAACTGAGATAGGATTTTACTTATGCTATAACCCATATCTTAAAACTTATCAGAAAGGGGTACGATTCCTAACAGACAAATATGCCGAAGATGCCCTAGAACATATCATTACTTATGGTGGTGAGATGATAGATTACCTACAATCGCAAAAGCTCCTAATTGATTTTGATAAGGTTAGCAGTGGCAAAGCGTGATGAAGTTATTAGGTTTATGTTAAAGGAGGTACAGAGCCATGAGTAAAATAATTACAAAGGTTGTCGTTGGTTCTAGGTTACATGGTTTAGCTAATGATAGGTCAGATTGGGACTATCGAGGTATTCACATAACCCCACTAAAAGATGTACTTAGCCCCTTCAAAACACTTAAAAATACAAGTTGGATTGAGGGCGATATTGATAACACAAGCTATGAACTGGCTGACTTTTGATGAACGCATTACTAAAAAAGCTAAAGGAGAATAATACATGAGTGGAACTAGCACCGGTGGCAAACTTGCTGCCAAAAAGAATATCGAACAATATGGCAAAGATTTTTACGCAAAAATCGGTGCTAAGGGCGGTAAGACACCGACATCAGCACCTAAGGGATTTGCCGCTAATCGTAAATTAGCAAGTATGGCTGGCAGAAAAGGTGGGAAAAACAGCCGAAAAAATAAGAAATGATCGAGCGATTATGCAAGGATTGTGGTAAACCAATAAAACCTAATAAAAAAAAGCACAAAAGTAACTGTCAATGTACACTAAAGTCTGTAAATGGTGCGGGTTAAAGCATAGGTGGTATCCTTACCAATGCCAAAAGAACCCTAAGAACGCCAAAGGCATAAAGAGGCTTGGTAAAATAGCTCAAAAGAATATAGAATTCAGAAGTGAATGGATACAAAGAAATACCAATAAAGAGGGTATATGGGTGTGTTATTTACAGAAACACCCAAATTGTCCAATATATCTCACAATAAACACCTTAACTCTTGAGCATGTGAAGAGTAGGTCTGGAAATCCACATTTGAGATGGGATTTTGATAATGTTAAACCGGCTTGTTGGTGGGATAATAGTGCTAAAGGCTCTATGAGTTTGGAAAAATATTTAAATAGCTAAACTCATCACCGTATTTTTGAGCATATTTATTGTATGCTTTAGCTGCTTCAATCTCGGTATCATAATATCCCCAGAATCGCTTATTTCCACTACCCGGGAATTTAGCATATACAGCCCATCTACCACATTTATTCGTAAAACTAACACCCTTAAAAATACTTGTTTTCTTAACTCCGCCTGCATTTCTAAAGTTCTGCTGGCTAGTACATTCACGAAGATTGGACATTCTATTGTCTAGCTTATTGTGATTTATATGGTCTACAAACATTGAGGTTGGAAGTAGGAATGTGTGGAGTCTTTTGAGAATATACCTGAGTACAAAGGTACTGTATAATAGGAGTATACCGCCCAGCCAACTCTTTCCTTGGTTTGACATGCACGTCTTGGGCGGTATTTTTAGTTGTGGATAACTTGTGCAAATAATGATTGACAACATAACCGATATAGAGTACACTACAAGTAGTCAATCGTAACCGAACCAACCGACAAAATGCTAAGGCATCGTCAACAAGTCAACATCGACTGACTTACAAGAACATTTACAAGTTTTGAGAGAGTTGTGGGTTGTAGTGCTAGAAAGCGGTATGGATAATCTAGTGTATAACTGGATATATAAGCGCGTGGTGCAAAACGTAGAATGCTAATAAAAACGCCTGTAATCATTCTGTTTATATATTCAACTGGCAATATTCAAGATAGGTCTTATACAGCGTAATAAAATACGCTTGAAATCGCCACGCTTATATTGTCAATGCTAGTGAATAGTAGACGTAGCAACAGCGTATTAACGGGCATTGCACAAGTCGATTAGCACTGAAACTGTGCGCCACTAGCACCAGTTATGCACTAGATACAGGCTACCCAGTGGCACGTTAAAACTTAGCGTGGATAGGTGCGACTCCAAACTTCGAGATCAATATTATTAGCTCGCACTCATGCGCTCTATATAACAAAGGAATAATATGAACGAAAACAAAAAAGCACTTTTATACTTAACATTGTTTGCAGTCGTAATACTACTAAGTGGTTTTCTAAATTAACGCATATGCCCCACTTTCCTAATAAGGAGACACAGCTTGCAAGCAGGCAACCGGGTATAGTAAACTTCTAATACTATTTGCTTTAGTAGGCTAAATAGAAAATGACCCCGTAACGTGGGGTCAGGCGTTGCTTAGTAGGCTAAAACCTTATTATAGCAACTCTTTTTAGCAATCACAAATAGTATCAAAGTCTTACAAACCTAAGCCACTGTTCTTACAAAACACAGATGGTGCGACTGAATCGATGGAGTATCGTACCCATTGCGTATAACCCTGGCTCTAATTTATCGCCCCCTAAACGTTAACCAGGTCAATGCAATGCGTAGGAGGGTACAGTCTACCACCATAAACCGTAAGACAACACAAAAATAAAAACTCTCAAAGCCGAGGAGTAAGGGGGCTTAATGCCTAAAGGAGTATACTATCATCATGAAAAAGCTATTTATTGTAATCAGTGTCGCACTGCTTGTTGGTTCGGCCGCCGGTGCTTATGCAATCAATCATAAAACAGCCCCCAAACCGTCTATTATTACACAGCCGGTGATTGACACGTCAAAGCCAATAGAAGCCGTTCAAACAGCCCCAGAATCGGTCACACAGCCAATTGTTGAAAGCCCAAAGCCAACACAACAAGCTGTAGCACCTGCAGATACTCGAACAGTACCTGAAAAGACTAAAGATTACATACTAAGCCGTGGCTTTAATGAAGAAAACTGGTACTGTTTTGATACCCTTGTAACGAAAACAATAGGCTGGAACATGACGTATGATCAGGCCAAAGTTCGAGCAGATTTTATTATTGATACAGCGAAATGGCCAAACTACTGCAGCGCTTACGGCCGCTACGTCAATGCTTCATTGCCAGGCAGAGGCTTCTATTGGGAATATGACCCCATAACAGGATTTGGTGTACCTTTGTAATATGTTATAATAAGGGGATAAATTAACCGCAGTAGGTCTATGAAACTCAAAACCAACCCCGACAATCCCCGAACAATAAGCAAAGAAGCTTTTGAGCGCCTAAAAGAGAAAATACAACGCAACCCAGACGGCTTAGACGCTAATAAAATAGTCCATAAAGACGGCATTATCATAGCTGGTAATCAGCGCTACAGAGCTTTGAATGAACTTAAACTAGAATTAAAGCCCGAATGGTTTAAAGATGTAACTGGCTGGTCTGATGAGCAAATCCGCGAATATCTAGTTACTAGTAATATATCTGACGGTGCTTGGGATTATGATTTACTTGCAAACCAATACGAAATGCCCGAATTAGAAGCTTGGGGTTTGGAACTACCTACTTTTGAAACCATTGAGCCAGAAATAACAGAAGATGAAGCCCCAGAAGTAAGCCCAGACCCCCCCCAATCAGAACTAGGCAAGATATATCAGTTAGGACGGCATAGGGTTATGTGTGGGGATAGCACCGACAAGATTATGATAGAAGAGCTGACGAATAGCATCCATCCTGATTTGATATACACCGATCCTCCATACGGTATGTTCCTTGATGCTGATTATTCTAGTATGAAGTCGAAACTAGGAACCAGCTCTGGAGATCGTAAAATGAAGGGCAATAAGTACACAGATGTAATAGGCGACCACGATGACTTCAACCCTGCGTTTATAACAACAATATTTGATATGTACCCTAAGACCAAAGAAGTGTTCTTGTGGGGAGCTGACTACTACACAGAGTTACTACCAGAACGTAATGCTGGCTCATGGGTGGTGTGGGATAAGCGACTAGATGACTCTGCTGATAAGATGTATGGTTCATCATTTGAGTTGTGTTGGTCTAAGAATAGGCACAAGAGAGATATAGCTCGAATCAAGTGGGCAGGAGTGTTTGGCACTGAGCAGGAGTTTGATAACAAACGGCATCACCCCACTCAGAAGCCAACAGTATTGAGTGCTTGGTTTATAGAGAGGTACAGCAAGGCAGGAGATAATGTGTTAGACCTATTCCTGGGTTCAGGCTCAACCCTCATAGCTTGTGAACAAACAGACCGCACGTGCTATGGTATGGAACTAGACCCTAAGTACGTTGATGTTATTAGAAAACGATACACCAAGTTTGTAAACAACAATCAATTACCAGATAATTGGGAGGAGCTGACACCAGCTATAAACTAAAATGACTATATCCACAAACCAAGATACGCACGACAGTAATGGTATAAAACCTGGTATTAAGTTAAATCCTACTGGCAAAGGCGGTTTTAGAGACCATCCAGAAAACCGTAGTGATGGTGGCTGGAAAAAAGAAGATAGCTATTCATATCAGCTTAATTTAATGGATAGAATGACAGTAACAGAATTCAAGAACTGGCTTACTGAACACCCAGAAGATAAACGTACAATGGCACAAGAAAAAGCTTATAATGCACAATTGCAGTCTCGTAAAGACTTGGCATGGCTAAAAGAGGTGACTGATAGAACCGAGGGTAAAGCACCCCAAAGTATTGATATGACTAGCAACGGTGAATCATTAAAGCCTGAAAATCCTAGTCTAGACTTGGCACAAAAGTTTGCAACCTATTTGAAAAACGAAACTAAAGAGTAAATGGATACAACCCCAACTAAAGCTGATTTAGAGGCATCATCAGCATTAGCGTGGATTACTCTAAACAATATGGTAAACGAAAACCAGAGAACGTTAGAGTTTAAAAGCCACCGCTTTATGATAGATATATACGCTGATGAACACTCGGATATAGTATGTCGTAAGTCTGCACAGGTTGGTTACTCGGTACTGGCTATATTAAAAAGTCTATGGATGTTGAAATACCAGGGGCTTAATATTATATACGCACTGCCAACACAAAACCTTATGAAGGATTTTGTTGTTCCTAAAGTAAACCCACTTATATATTCAAATAAAGTAATAGCTGATTCTATGGAAAGCGACAGAGAGAACCTGAAGTCTATAAATAAAAGGTTTATATACTTTGCAGGTGCGGTAAGAGATACAGAGGCTATTTCTAAAACGGCTGACGTTCTTATACTAGACGAATATGACCGAATGCCTAGTATGCAGGTTGTTAATACCTTTGACAGTCGCTTGCAAGCTAGCGAGAACCCCAAGCGGTGGCGTTTTAGTAACCCAAGCCAGGTTGGATTCGGAGTTGATGGTCTATATACAGACAGCGACCAGATGCACTGGTTTATTAAGTGCCATCATTGTAACCATAATATGTTTATAGACTTTGAGCAGGATAGCGAGTGGCAGTGTCATTATGTGAATATAGAGAAAGCTGCTTATTGCTGTGGTAAATGCCACCAAGAACTAAGCGAAAGTGACCGCAGAAACGGACAGTGGGTTGCAAAGTATCCATCACATAAACGCAGAGGCTATTGGATTAGCCAAATGATGGCACCGTGGGTTTCGGCTCAGAGAATCCTTGAGCAATACGAAGAAAGTTCAATAGAGTTCTTTCATAACTTTGTACTTGGTAAAGCCTACACGCCAAGTGATATGGTAGTGAATCGTGCGACTATTCTACGAGCCTGTGCACCAAGCAACATACAACGCCTAAATGTATCAATGGGATTAGACCAAGACGCAGGAGGTATTTATTACTGTCTCATGACACATCAAGGCGTATTCGATTATGGCTATGTTGAGTCATGGGAAGAAATAGAGCAAATAAAACTCATGTATCAGGCTACGGTAGTATGTGACCCAAACCCGTATCAAGCTATGCCTAAGCAAATGGCCACCAAATACAATGATTGGTACCTATGCTACTTTAAAATGCTTGATGGCCTTTCATCAGTACAGTGGAAAGAAGAAGAACAGATTGTATACGCAGATAGAACCCGCGTGATTGATATTGTAGCCAACGAAATTACCCAGGCTAAGATACTATTTAGGCAACGACCACATGAACTTGAGAAAATGATAGAACATTGGGAGAACATCTATCGTACCACCGAAGAAAAAGAAGATGGCAAGATTCGGAGTGTGTGGGTCAAAAAAGAGGGCAAGCAATCTGATTACAACTTTGCTATGGTATACGCTCGTATCGGGCTTGGCAGAGTCATTGCTGGTAATTCTGACTTAGTTGAGATAGAGCAGTCTTCTGATGCAAAAGTGACTAATATATCTACCTCAGATGGTAAAGAATTGTCTATAGATTTTAGTGAGATTTTGCAAGACACCTTTTCCTCTATGGACGACTAGCTCTGCGACGATTGTTTGCTTGAACCTTACGAGTGGCCCAACGACAATTTGACGGCTCATAATTACCGTCATTATCTATTCGGTCTAGTGTTAAACCGTCCGGTCTTTCGCCCATATCAGAATAGAAATTAATAAATCCGTCTTTACCCTGCCATCGCTCACAAACAGTTATGCCCCTAGCTCCATAGTTTGCGTAATCTTTTATATTTTTCATATAACAGCGTCTACGCATAGCTAACCAAACACCATATTCTTTTGTTTTAGAGAGCCTATGGCTACCAACTAATCTAATATTTGGATCACCATGTCTGCGGTATAATTCATAATGTGCTCCACACAAATCACTAGCCTTTTTTGGTTTTGTGCAGTGGTCTAATCTACAAGTGACGTGTATAATACTCATCAAGCCTCCTATATTGTTTAATCGCGGTAAGGAGGCTTTTAATTTTACCTCTTATGTTCTATTATACACGTAATGAATAGTCTGCAAATTACATTCATGGCAAACAGACAGCCCGATAGGCAGTATAGAATATTGGTGAGCCTTATGCGTGCAGACAGACCAAAATATTGGAACTTTCTTTGTAACAATTGCGGCTCAACTGTCGTGCAGCTGCAGAACTATGACATTGTGGACATGATAGACTTCTATGATTCACGTAATGTGAACAATGCTGCAGTAGGCAAACACTGCAAGGGATTGCTAGAAAATGGCACTGCATGTCCATATAGCTATTTCTTTAAATTAAATTAGAGTGTTATAATTCTTATTAGGACAGCCCGTAGGGCTTTTTTATTTGCTTAAAATTAGATTAACAGGTACCAAATTGAGCCAATCAACACCATTTGCACACCAAGCAGACGCTTACCAAGAAGAATTTACTGAGTTATACCCAGGCGAAAAAGACTTTGAAGAACTAAACTTATCAATGTCCGATGACGCATTAGATAAGATGCTTATTAAATCCCTTGAAGCTGACCGTGACCATTGGAATCAGAAGCCGTGGAATCTCGAAACTACAGATATTGAGAACACATCGTTTTTATTGGGCGATCAGATTAACGATAAAGACTACCTAAAGAACGATGCAAAATATATAGATAACCGTTTGTTCAGTTCGGTTCGGGCTATCTTAAGTTATGCTACAGGACAGCTTGCCAAGCCTGATATTACACCAAGTAAGGGTGACGAAGTATATCTAAAAGGTGCTCGTGATATAGGTGCTGCACTCTATCAGCATTCGGTTGATGAAAAGGCAGAACATAAAGTACGTGCCGCAGTACTTAATCTCATTAGTCGTAAACGAGGCTACTTAAAACTACGCTTTGACCCTAACCTAGGTTTGAATGGCGATATTGTTACAGAAGTTTGTAACCCTGAAGACATCATTATTGACCGCTACGCTCGCTATCTACAAAACCCAGCCAAGATTTACCACCGAGTACGTTGCTCAATAGAAGAATTAGTTGCGCGATTCCCTGACAAAGAGACAGAGATTAAAGAAGCTTTTAGTATCAGACGCGGTGTGTACTCACAAACCTCTAAGATGGTCACCTATTTTGAATGTTGGTTTACCTACACTAATCAACAGGGTAAGCCGGCTGAGGGTGTCTGTTGGTTTATTAAAGAGAAAAGCCTTATCTTAGACAAAATGCCTAACCCGAACTGGGTATATCTTAAAAATGAGAAAAAAGAAAAAGAAGCTAACGTAACTTCGATGCCCCCAAAACCGTTTATTGCGTTTAACTACATAAATACTGGGCATTCATACATTGATGAAACTTGTTTAGTTGAACAAGCCCGACCGATGCAAGAGATGCTAAATCGCCGTGGCCGCCAAATATGGGAAAATGCAGATTATGTAAATGGCCGTTGGGTTGCAGATAAGAACGTATTTAGCCAGGAAGACGCCCGTAACCTTATAAACAAAGGCGCAAAGACAGTTGCGATGGTTGACCGCAAAAAAGGCGGTACACCGCTTGAAAACGTGGCATCATCTGCATTACCTACTTATGTTGAGAATACCTTGTACGATGCCCGTAATGAAATAGACCAAATGATGGGCACACCATCTGTATTCAAAGGCGCACAACCTGATAAGCAGGATACGCTCGGCCGTGACCTTATGGTCAAACAACAGGCTGGAGCATTGCAAGATGACTTAGTTCGTTGTATCTCACTTGCAATGGAAGAATACTACAAAGTTAAGTTGCAGCTTATGCGAGTTTATTATACTGATGATTACTGGTTTCAGACCAAAGGTGGCGATGGTAAGTACGAATTTATCCTGCTAAACGGCGATAAGCTTGATTCTAACGTTAAAGTCAGCGTACAAACTGACAGTACATTGCCACTTGATAAAGCTATGATTCGTTCCACTGCCATGGCACTGTGGAACGCTGGCAATGCTATAGATATTAGAACGCTATATGAAGACCTGGGCTTGCCTAATCCTGACATTCGTGCTGAGCGTTATCTAAAGAGTAATACTGACCCAATCAAATACCTGCAATCAATTGAATTAAGCCAAATAGACGCAGACGCTGAGAGCGATATATTACTACTCATAGCAAATAAGACACCCGAAGAACGTGATGATTACACACAGTCATACTTTGACTATTTCAACAAAGTAGTTTCTAGCAACAGATTCCAAAAGCTAAAACCCGACCAACAAGAGCGCATTACTGCATTCTTAATTGCTATTCAGCATACCATGATGCAGAGCCTCAATTTGCAAGAGAGTATGACACAGCCAAGCGTTGACCCAGTTACTGGTCAACCTGTACAAACTGAGCAACCTGTTGTACAATCAGAGCAGCAACAACCGCAACCACCAGTGGCGCAGGCTGGTACTCCACCAACCGAAGAATCGCCACCAGTACCAACTCAATAAAGGAGCAATATGGCAGACGATCAGGCACAACCAACCGAAGAACAGGTCAAGGCGGCTAATGAAGCCGAATTTAAATCTTGGGACGGTGACTTTAAAGAAGAAGACCTAGTCATACCTTACAAAAGAGAAAGCAGCGAAGAAAAGAAAGCTGATGAGCCAGCAAAAGATGAAGCTAAGGCTGACGAACCTGTTGTTGAAGAAGAAGTTTACGCTGACCCTGAGCCAGTCGTTACTTTAGAAGACCCAGGCGATTTTACACCTAACGATTATTCATTTGAGATTATTATAGACGGTAAAGCGCACAAGGTTAGCTCTGTTGATGATGCTGAGAAACTGGCACAAGAGAATGCAGAGAATCTTGATGCTAAGCAGATTATTACTCTTATGAGTAAGGCAACCCGTATCGACATTAAGACCGAACGTGATAAAGAAGAATGGCAAAAGAGCAAGGACGCCTATACGAAACAGGTTGAGGCTCAAAATGAACGCCAGTCTACCGTAGATAACCTTGCCAATGAGTTTGAATATCTTGTATCTGAGGGTGCACTACCGGCGGTAGCCGCCGAGTACAAGGGTGCTGATTGGTCAGACCCCGAAGTAGCAAAACAGCCAGGCGTTAAAGAGCAAATCGAATTACTTAATTACATGGTTAAGACAAATCAGAAACGAGCCAAAGCTAACATTAAGCCTATTACTTCTGTTGTAGATGCGTTTAATGCTATGCAAGCAGATAAAGGCCGCAAGACAGAAGCCGACACAACAAAAGCTGCTGGTGAAGCCCGTAAGGCTGCCGGTGCACGTGTTGCTAGTGTTTCTGCAGCTCAACAAGGTTCTTACGTGCCTAAAGGTATCGCTGTAGGTGACCCGAACAAGCTGAAGAGAAGCGAAGCAATTTGGGATAATTAAAACACTTGCACTACAAAAAATAACTGCTATAGTAGTATGTATAGGACAGCCCCTCGGGCTGTTTTTTATTTTAAAGTAAAAGGAGACATATAACATGTCAGCAACTGCTCAGAACGACAGGGTGAATAACATCACTTTGCAAGACTACAATGCTATGGTCGTTGATACAATCAACAAATCTAGCGAAATCATGAAGCGTGTTGTTAGCCGTCCAGAGCGTTGGAACGGTCGAAGCTACAGCTCGCCAATCTTTACTAACAACTCACAGCTTGGTACAAGCTTTAAGGGTACGGAAACATTTGATACTTCAATTGATTACAATACGGTACAAATGACTTGGTATCCTACCGGTTATGCACAGCCAGTTGGCGTATCAGTTGTTGAGCGTTCTATCAACGCTACACCTAGCGGTGTTGTTGACCTTTATAAGTCTTCATACCAATATGCACAGAACTCAATGATTACTGCTCTTGGCCAAATCTTCTACGGTTTTGGTAATGGCAATGACTTTGACGGCCTTGGTGTAATCGTAGATGATGGCACAAGCACTAGCTCATACGCTGGTCTTACTCGTTCAAACTATCCTACTATTAATGGTTATGTAACAGCTGCATCAGGTGGCGTTCTTGACCTTGACTTAATGGCAGCAGCTGACGATGGTGCTACCATCTCAGGTAACGAATCAGAAACACCTAATGTTATCCTTGCTAACCAAACTGTATGGAGCCTATACGAAAGCCTACTTAGCCCAACTGTATCAGCACGATACGAAGCACAAGGCGGTTCATTTGTAGACGGTTCAACAGCTGTGAAGCAAAATGTGAGCCAATCTGATAGCCTATGGCTTAAGGGTGGCGCAACGAGTGTGAGCTTCCGTGGCAAACCACTCGTACGTGACCAAAAGGCAACTGCACAGCAAATGTTCGGTCTTAACGAAAACTGGTTCTACTTCAAGAGCCTTAAGCTTACAGGTCTTGACCTTGTAGCAACTCAAGAAGATGTGACGGCTGGTGCTTACGAATCTTACAAGGTTTCAGCATTCCAGTTCCGCGAACCAATCATGCCAGTCAACCAATTGGCTGAAGTGGGCATATTTGTGATGTACGGAAATTTCTACTGTGAAAATCCCAATAGGAACTTTAAAGTTACTGGAATCACTACTACCTAGTTGATTCTACCAGTAATTACCCCTGTTATGGAGCAATCCAAGCAGGGGTATTTTTTACCTAAAATTGTAATGGCAAAACAACGAGTCAAAATAACCCCACGTAAGTTACGCAAGGTCTATTATGTGAAGCATCGCAGTGCATCACAGACGGCGGTTATATTCAAGTGCTCACCGACTACAATCAAAAACTACTTAGATAAGTATAGGTTCAGGGTTAAGACACGCCGTGAGGTTATGACCGGACGCAAATTAACGGGGAATAAAGTTTAAACTATAGACTAAATTATTGACTATATCGAGCATTTATACGATACTATAACTAACGGACAGCCCACAAGGCTGTTTTTTATTTAAAGATAAGGAGAACATATGGCAACATCAGCCTCAATACAAATTACAGACCAGGACATCTTCCAACAGTCCTCAGTAGCAAATAGTGAATTGATTGGTCAGAAAGCCACAACCTCTGATGGGCGTGTATTTTCATATGCTAAAGCAGGTGGTACGCTCACTGCTGGTCAAATTACAGAGCCAGCAGCTCAAACTGCAAACTATGTAAACCGCGCTGTTACGGTTAGCGCAGCTCAGTATGCAACGCAAGTAACAGTAGTGCTTGGTACCACTGCTACCGCCGATCAATTCGTTGGCTACTGGTTAGTCGTGGATGACAACACAGGTCAAGGTCAAGGTGCCTATTACATCACAGGAAACACTGCAGCTACCGCAGGTAATAGTAATACAACCGTTATTAGCTTCCGCGGTGCATTACGTGCAGCTATTAGCTCAACAGCTACCGCCACAGACGTAAGTATTGTTCCAAACCAGCAATCAGCAGTTGTGCAACATACTGCAGCAGTCGCAGTACCGGTAGCTGGTGCTCCAGTAATTGACGTAACCTCAGGTTACTACTTTTGGAATCAAGTACAGGGTATGGCTTCAATATTAAGTGATGGTGCAATCACCAAGAATGCTGGGGCAATTGCATCAGACGCAACGGCTGGTGCAGTGGAAATTGAAGTTGCTGGCACGGTTACGCAGCGTGTTGGCTATGCTCCTGAACTGACAGTTACAACTGATTACTCACCACTTGTACTAACACTAGTCGGCGTTTAATAACTAATCTCTACACTACGGTGTAAACAAAGGAGAAATCATGGCATTAGGTAATCTACCAATCGAGAATTATGTACCTGTCGTTAAGTTAAACGAGGGTACTTATACCGAGAAGCCAATCAGAACAACTAGCAATCTTACCGTTGGCGGTACCTCAAAATTCACTGGAGTAGCTACATTTACTGCGGCACCAGTATTTACCGCGGCTCCTAGTGGCCCTCAGACACGCACGGCAGTATCACAGAGTGCTCTTGTCGGTGCAACAGTTGTGCTAACAGCAGCTGATTCAGGAAGTGTACTTATTAACCGATCTACTAGTGGCAGTCCATCATGGACACTACCAACTAACGTGGCTGGTTTATACTTCACATTCTATGTTGCAAATGTCACAGCTGGTTTCACAGTTACGGGTGGAACAATTAAGGCTAAGACATCCGCAACTGGTACTGCAATCAGTGGTACGACCTTGACTAATACTCAAGGTACGGCCGTAGTAGGTGATAACATCACTCTTGTAGCTGATGGTACCAACTGGGTGGCAATATCCCAGTCTGGCGTATTTGCAGCAGCTTAGGTATAATGTAAGTATCTCGCAAGAGGTATGCTGATCAAGCCAAAAAATCGTCTTTAACTAGGCGGTTTTTTGTTTTTAAGCATAATAGTATATAATGCTACTATGACGATAGAAAACCGCATCGCAGAGGCAGAACAAAAATTTGAACAACTTAAATCACAGCGCGATGAACTATTACGACAAGCCGAAGAACTACTTACTGAAATGACAAAACTGCAAGGAGAGTACCGGGTGCTTATTGAACTAAAAAACGATACAACCTTGAGTGAACCACAAGTTAAAGTAAAGGAGAAAAAGCGATGAGTGTAGTTGGCCCGGGTGCCGCACGGCAAGTAGAACAAAATGTACGTCCACTCTTAGAGGGCGCAAGTGAATACGAGTATGTGACTATTAAGAATCCGCTAGAAGATGACTTTGCAATTAGAGTTGCACAAGATATACCAATGAACTTACCTTTTAATATAGGCAAAGACACAAGTGGTAAAGTAAATCAATTGACTAATAGTGAGCAAGATGCTAAGCAAATCTACGGGCTTAGTCTAAAAAATCCTGACTTTGTAAGCAAGAAACACGTTATTAACGACACGATTATACCAGCCGGTAAAACAATCAATCTTAAAGGCAACGAGGCTCAGGTAGCAGTAAAGCAATTAGTAGATGAAATACTGCAACGTCAAGGCAAGAAGAGGCTTCTAGCTGACCCTACCTTACGTAAAGAGGTAGAAGAAGCTGTTATTGTAAGCCGAGGCAGTATACAGGATATACTAGAGAACTCTATACAAACTCCACGCCAGCAGATAGATGAAGCATTATCAAAGTCTAATGAGGCTGTAAATGACCCATTCCCAGGACTCAACCAAACAGATAGCAAGCCAAAAACTAGCAAATCTAAAGAGTGATATTGAGAAACATAAGCGTAAACTTGCCATATTACAGTCGCAAGAGCGTGCAGTTGCTCAGTCTATACTAGATGGTCAGCAAGAGTTAAAATCAATTGCAGAAAATCTAGGTAAATGGCAGAAAGAGCTTGAACAGCGTGATAAAGAAGTATCTTTACGTGAAGCACGTGTAGGCCAAAAAGAGGATATTGCGATAAAAAGCTCTAACCTACTTACACTTTGATATATACAGTGCTATAATTTACATAAGGACAGCCCACGGGCTGTTTTTTATTTATAACAAGGAGAAAAAATGGTATACATTACCGCCAGTGGGTCAACAACGGTCGCTAAAACCTGTAATGGCCTACTTATCCAAGTCAACAAAGCATTAACAGGTACAATTACTTTAGCAGCAGGTGGCACAACTTTTGCAGTTATAACCAACCCTACTGTTGGTTCGCAATACCGGTATAATGGCCTTAGAAATCAAGGTGCTATTACAGTAAATCCTGATGGTACGACTGATATTACGGTCAGCTTCTTAAACAGAGACGTATAGGTACAAAATGAGTGTAAATGTTCCTGACACCAATTGGAGGCGTACAAGTGGCAACGGTGAGATAGGCTCAACCGAAGCTTCTATAACTACGCTTAGTGGGGAACAGCTTATAACACTGGGTGGCTTATCTTTGATAGTTCTACCAGGTAGCTATGCGCCTGTACCTGTCACAGAGTGGGAACCAACGGATCCGTTACCTATAAGTGAGTGGCGACCGACAGATGGGCTCAGTGATTATGGGAGTGAGGGAATAAGTAACATTGTCGATACAAGCGGAGATTATCTTATTGATACTACTGGTGATTTTATTGTTGATACTGGAGTAACCGAAACTGAAATACCTAAAAGCGAATGGACTGAGAACGATGGAGTTTAATTATGGCAGATAGAGTTATTGGAAGCTATGACGCAGCAGTAAGTATAGACGGGAGTACTAACTACCTGCTTATTCAACCTGGCTCAAGTTCTACGCCATATAAAAAGATAAATCGTAATGTTTTTCTAGGTGTAACAGGACAACCAGCAGATATATCTAGCTCTCAAAGTTTAACCAATAAGACGCTAGATAATACGAACACGATTACTCTTAAAGATACTCTTTTTACACTCCAAGATGATGGTGATGTGACAAAACAGGCTCAATTTCAATTATCGGGTATAACGGCAGGTCAAACACGAGTATATACACTACCAAATGCTACGGGTACACTGGCTGATCTAGCCACTGCACAAACTTTTACCAATAAAACTCTCACTGCCCCTGTCATAACAAATGGCTCAATTACAGGCACTACCATTACAACTAATGCAATCGTAGGCCAAAGCTCTGCCAGTTCAGGCACAGTTTATGGACTGTCTATAGCAAGCGGTAAAGTTGGTACAAATGGGGTAGTTACAAATAGTATCACTAACTCAGCGGTAGATTATACAAAAGTTGCTACCGGATTTGTAGTGCAAGTAGTAAATGCTACATTTTCTGCTTTAGCGACCGGAACTACCACAATACCTATCGATGATACTATCCCTCAAATTGGTGAGGGTAACGAATATATGACGCTTTCAATAACTCCAAAGAGCGCAACAAATATTCTCGTTATTGAAGTCAAGGCGATGCTATCTAGTAGTGCCGCTGCAACTTCAGTGATAGGTGCACTATTTCAAGATGCTACGGCTAACGCACTGGCTGCTACTATGACGCGCGCTGAGACTGCTACGGCTGTTTATCCAGTGACATTAACCTATACTATGGCAGCAGGTACAACTTCACCAACTACATTCAGGTTCCGTGGTGGAGCAGCTGCAGCTGGAACGACTACATTTAACGGCTCAGCTGGCGGTAGATTGTTTGGTGCAATCGTCAAATCATCAATCGTAATAACTGAGTATAAGGCTTAGGAGGCACATCATGGCATTATCATGGACAGACTTGAGCAATAAATTTGTAAGGCTATCAAGAGATACAACAGCTGGTACTTTGACGCAAGGCCAACAAGATATGAACCAAGCATATCAAATGTTTAACGCAAAATTTGGTCGCTATTGGAGTCGAAAACAACAGTTTACTGACGTAATAGATGGCCAGAGTATCTATCAAACTCCCATAGACAGTATCCGTATTATAGGTATGACGGTTAAAACGGCTGATGGTGACAACTCGTACTCGCCACCAATTAAAGAAATTCGCTCAGAGTATGAATGGCGGCTTATCAAGACGGTGCCAAACTATGCTTCGAGCTGGATTACCTACTACTACGTCCTTGGCAATGATGAGATAGAGGTTTGGCCAGTACCATCTTCTGACATCCCGAACGGTATCAGGTTTTATTATCAGCAACAAACACCATTTCTATCAGTCGATGATATTATTAGTTCAGCCCTAAGCCCTGCTCAGACCGTTACAATGGTCAATGGTAGTGCAACAGTAACTTCTACAGGCTCAACCTTTACAAACCAGCTTATAGGGCTCAGTTTTCAGCTAACAGGTGTAACAGATTTATCATGGTACGAGATTGTAGATGTACCTACCAGTTCTACACTCACACTAAAAAGTGCATTTGTCGGTAATTCAGGTTCGGGGCTTGCCTTTAGAATAGGGCAAATACCTATAATACCAGGCGAATACCACGATGCGCTTGTAAACTACGCGCTCTATCTATTCTTTAGCGGCAAGGGTAATGAGGCTAGGAGTAACCAGCATCTTGCGCTATATAATGCTTCGGTTGATGATGCAGTTCAGCAATATAGCTCAAGTACGGAGGGTAACATTATTTCTGACTCAGAAAACTGGATTTCTCCTTGGTTACTTACACCATTACCAGGGCAAACCCCATAAGGAGTACTCATGGCTACAAAAGCGTTTGTATACAAAAGTTTCGTTGGCGGACAGGCTACTGATAAGAAAATTGGTCAAGCCAATGCCTTTGCTGATTCACAAAGTCTAGATTTTCGCAAATCTCCATCACAAATGAGTGTTTTACCAGGCACAAGACGGGCTGATGGCGGTGTTGTAACTGACCTAGTTCAGAATGAGATTATGACCGAGTCAGGCCGTACTTATTCTATTGGCTCAACGGGTAACGTATATACTATGAGTTCTGCAGGTACATGGAGCCTATTTGGCAATATAGGCCAAGTGGGCACTTTTGGTATAGATTATCGTCAAGATCAGAACGCAATCTATATCGCAGGCACAACTACCGTGAGCTCGATCACCAATGTGTCTGGTACGCCAGTTCTTAACCCTGGATTTTACGGAGAGTCACAATCTACATACGATAATTCTTCGCAAACAGGGTTTAATGTTAACTCAAATCAGTCAGGTGGAACGCAGACAACGGCTATTTTAACTACTTATGCAGAAGATACACCATCACAAGAGCGATTTTTTCAAACAGACATTCAGCCTATTAGCAAAATAGGGGTCAATATTGTTACTAAGGGTACAGGTGACTGGACTTTGGTTGTTCATGATGGGCTTAATAATCAATTAGGCACCGCAACGGTAACGAACGCTAACCTAACATCAGGCCAAGTCAACTATTTTACCTTTTCCACTCCAATTCAAGCTAATGTTGGCCCAAATAATGCACAAACCTATCATTTCCATCTCACATCAACGGTTGCAGACGGAACTATCAAGTCAACAGCAGCAAATGACCTATCTACCTGCGATATGGAGCTATGGGCTAATCGCTTGGTTTCTACAACAAACGGTTTACATCCGATGCAAACATTTCAACAGTTCGAGTGTATCGGCAATGGCCGCTATTTAAGCGTGTGGGAGCCACTAGGTGAGCCACAGCCAACAACTTCTACCTCAAATGGTCAGAATCAGGCATGGGCGCAACAGAAGCTTACATTTCCGCCAGGCTATGAGGTATGTGGTTTGACAGTATTTAATGAATATCTTGTAATAGCTACCGAACGAGTAACTACAGGAGACAACACACCACAAGATGGCATCATATTTTACTGGGACGGCCTCTCTGATACATATAACTATTTCACAAAGATACCTGAGGGTAGCCCACAATCTATACATGAATACGAAAATGTTGTCTACTATGTTTCAAGCGGTAACTGGTATGCTATTACCTCAGTTGCCGCTACGCCTGAGAAAATACGGCGATTACCAGGCTCAGAAAACATCTACACTTCAAGCAATGTAACAACAAAAGTCTACCCATACATGGGAGCGGTGAGACATGGTGTACATCTTCTAGGTTGGCCAAGTACGACAGCAAACACTGAGATACCATACGGCGTATATTCATGGGGTAAGGTAGATTATTCTCAGCCTAATTCGTTTGGATATTCATATATTCTAAGTACCAATAGTCAGTACAAGACAGTAAGCAACAACTTAACGCTTGGAATGGTGCGCAACTTCGGCAATATCTTACATATATCGTGGCGAGACGGTAGTACCTATGGTGTTGACGTAGTCGATGCAAACTCGACTCCTGCCTCATACGCTAAATGGGAATCATTGATTGAAGACGATGATATACCAACTAAACAACACCAGGCATCATATGTAGAGGCCAAGTGGCTTACTATCCAAGATGGGGTAGAAATTGTGCTTAAATATTCTATAAACCGCGGTGACTGGGTATATTCGGAACGGTTTAGCAACGCGAATGTATGGGCGGTTGACGATGCCCCAAACTATGCACGTTTTGATATAGGCACCGATAGTGTGGAAGAGAGATTTTATGAGGTACAGTGCGGAGTGGATATATACTGCGATAGTACCGTAACAACCGCACCTGTGATTGTCGGTGTTAGCCTTATTATAGACGGATTAGAACAGGAATTGCTCCAGTAATGTCAACGCCATATACTCCAGGTAAATCACGTAAAACTATTATTGTTCCAGGTGGTAGTGATAATCCTAATTTAAGGAGTAGCGATATATCTAGAGTTCTACCACGTCAATTGTCTACTGGTTCAACACGAGGTACGCAGACCGTAGGATACGGGAACACTAAGATAGACGGCTCAAATAACAGAATTACAATTGGTACGCCTGATGGGGGTACAATCGGATTTGGGGCTATACCAGGTTCTGCTACAAATGAGTTTGGCTTTTTCTCTGTTGATTCTACAGGTAAGTTAGTTATGAAGATTGTAAATGGTACGTGGTATGTTTACCGCGATGATGGCACAAATGTTATGCAGTCGGGCATTCTACCGGATACCACGGCCGGTTGGGCTGTGGCAGCACCAGGATATGAAGTAGATGAGGGATTCTAATGGCTATATTAAACGCAGCTGCCTTAAACATGGCTGTACCAGAGTACACTATAGACCAAATAATCGGTAGCTTTACCGGTTCCCTATCATTAACTGCCGCCACATCAGGTGGTGGATATACACAATCTACGGCTACCATACCGCATGGGTTTGGTGACAACTGCTACTTTTGGGGTATATTTAATGTAGATGGTAGTTCAACTTATAATGACATAGGTGCACAAACCCCCGATTTGAGCGGTGCCTTTCCAGTTTTTCAAACTCAAACGGTAGATATATCTTCTGATTTGACTAATGTATATGTAACTGGTACGAATTTTTACAATTATACGGCCGGTTCAAGTTCCGCACATACTTTAGGATATAAGATATATTTATTGGCAAAAAACTCAATGTTGAACCCGATTGCGCCATTAGCTACAGCTCAAATATTGCAATACGAATCATTTTATAAATTTCAGAAGTGCTTTCAAAAGGGAACAATTAATCTCACAGTTGGCGCTGGTAGTACTGGATCTACCTCTATAATTTATAATACTACTTTGACAGATACTCCAAAAATGCGAGCATTCTATACAACAAGCGCATCTCCAAATACAATGTTGCCGTTATATGGAACAGCTCTGACTAGTTCACAAATAGAGACTAATATCACATCAAGTAGCCTAACTTTTACCGCTGATTTATCTGGCCTTGGTTCTGGTATAAATTCAAATATAGAGTATAGGCTCTATCTAGATGTATGAGTGTTAATACGAATATTATAGTTGCCGGTAGCCAGTTCTCCGGTTTTAAGAACTATAAGAGTGGTACTGGCTCTGTCACATATGCAGGTGGTTCAATAGCTGCAGGTAGTTATACAGGCCCGATACGAGCGACCATAGCTATGGATAACACCAACGCCGTTAGTGAGGTACAGATAAGATACACAGGCATAGAGACCTTTTGGCGATATGTACCAGGATACATATTTCATAATTATCCAACAAGAACCGCGACCGACTATCAAATACAGACTTTTGTTTATTTCATTGGTGCGACTCTTTATATTGATAACTATATTAGCAATCAAACAGCTGGTTCTGTAGTAGTTCCAGCAATCACTTTTGATGTCAAGGCATCTTTATATTTACAGCCTTTTACAACCTAAAATTTGTGCTATACTGTAAGTAATGGACAGCCCTGGAGCTGTCTTTTTTATTATAAGGATTTACTATGCAGCCCGACCCAGCGAATAGCCAACAAGCATTAGCACAATTACAGGGACAACAAGCCCAAGCTCAAAACCCAAACGATATTCTCTCTAGTCAACGCCAACAGCTTGGCGTTCAGAGTGCACAAGATACCGTAACTGGACTTCGAGGCGCTATAAATAACACGACTAAGCTTTTAAAGCAAGTGGCACCATCAGTTATGGGACGCACCGGCAGTTCTTTAGTCACAAACGCTCAAGCTACTAAACAGATAGCGAACGAACAAGCCCCCATATCCCAAAGTTTGACCGAGCAAGGCAGCCAATATACGCAAGCAGCTCAAGACTTATCTGAGTTACAGCAACGTGCTCAAGAAGCAGCAAGCGGCATTTACCAAGGCCAGCAAGATAAGCTAAGCTATGCTCAGAATCTGTATAACACCCTTTATCAGAGAGAAGCTGATGCAGAGAAAGCACGACAGGCAGAACTCGACCGCCAAGAACAGATTAGACAGTTCAATGAGCAACTTGCTGCTAGCAAGAAGTCAAGTGGTAGCTATAACCTCGGCGGTACTGCTAGCACTGCAAGCACCGCTGGTGGTGCTACTGCAGTACAGCGTAATGGAGGTGGCTTTAATTTTACAGATAGCTCGGGAAATGCCATTAGTGCTGCCAAATATGCACAACTTACAGGTCAAGGTATTGGCACTGTACTTGCTAACATGGCTAACAAAGGTGATGCTTATGCGGCACAGCTCTACAACCAACTTAAAAGCGATCCATTCTTTGGCAAAGGCGATGCAAATTATGATAATAAGATTAAGAATCAATACTCTGCTATCTTCTGGGGGGCATAATGGCTGACTTTTTTAGTGGCTTCGACCAACCATCATTTGATGTGAACAAACTGACATCAGGTGATCGGGCAGTTTCCACACCGGCAAAGAAAAAAGGCGGTATTCAGGGATTTTTAGGCAATGTTGTTGACAGCGTTGTCACACCAGCGGCTAAATTTGTCAATCAGGGGCTTGTTCAGGCCGGTGGCGTTTACGATACAGCTCGTATGCTCGCTGCCCAAGCAAGCAACAACACAGAGGCGTACAAGAATGCAGATAAGGCAGCGAAAAACCGTTATAAACAGTATGGTGATACAGGCGGCCTATTTAACAAAGGTACCATTACAAATGAAGAAGAATCTAAAAAGGGCGATTTAGCAACTGGTATAAAAAAGATTGGTGGCACAACGGCTCAAATTGGGGCCACTATTGCACCTGTTGCTAAGGGAGCGGGTATCCTAGCAAATGCCACTAACTTTGCTAAATCAGGTGCAGTCTATGGAGCAGGTGAATCACTAGCTAACAATGGCTCACTAACTGATGCAACAGAGGCAGCATTAAAAGGTGCTGCAGTTGGTGGTGCTACAGGCGGTGTCTTGGGTACAGCTAGTGGAGTGCTATCTAAAATAAAGCCAGCCGGAAAACAACTAGAAAAATATGGAAATGACTTGATGGGAACACAAGCCAATCTTACTAGAGCTGAGGGTAGACGTATAGGCTCGTTACCATCCGATGTAATTGGTGCTATTAAACGCAGGACTGGAATATCAAATCTTGATACTGCTGCTGCTGTTGCAAAAAACGTCACCGGCGACACGGGGGCATATAGTGAATTAGTTAGAAATGCTATAGGAAACTCACCAGGCGTAAACATCAGCGATTTACGAAAAGTAGCGGATGATCTCTTAGTAGACAAAGCACCTCTGATTGCTGGTAGTCAAAGAAAGAACGTTATGGAGCAAATAAAGAACAGCGTTGTGGGTGCCTACGGTGGTAGTGAGGGAAGTCTGTCAACTTTAGCAAATCCTTTAGATGCATTTGCAGTTTCAAAATCATTTAGATCAATGGCCAAGGATATAAAAACATCGCCCACGGTAAGTGCAGCTGATAAGCAACTGGCAGCTGTATATGATAATCTTGCAGGAACTATTGAGGACAGATTATACAAGTCGCCTGGTGTCTCTGAGGGAATCAAGCTTGCCGCTCCGGATAGGGCAAAAGATTTACGTTTTTTAGCTACATCTACACAAAATAAAGCAGAAGCAAAAGCCTATAATAAGCTAGCTGACGAATTAGATCAATTAGGTAAGAGTGGTGATATTAAGGCCGCTCGATCTTTGCAAAAAGATTTTGTTGATTTGATGAAGATTGACCAAGCTACAGCAACTGCTACCTCCGGGGCTGGTGCTCGTGTTGGCAACCAGATGCAGGGTGTTGGTAAATTAGTCCAGAGACCAACCAACCTATTGGCCGTACCATTGGATGCTGCAACCCCCAAAATCGGAGGATTACTATCTAGTGTAGGCCAAAAGATGTCGCAAACTACGACTAGTAGTGTGCCAAACGGGGTTGGTATCTTATCAAAGTATGGGGTAAGACAAGCAGCGAATGCTGGGGCGAGCACGCCAAATACTATGGAACAACAACCAGATGCTTCTAATGAAGATACTAATCAACTAGAAGATACAAGCCAACCTACTTATCTTGATGAAATATCTGCTCAGAATTCTCAGTATGTATCTGGTAATGAGTCGCCGTTTTCTCCTACAAACGTAGAGAAGAGTGTAAAAAACATACTTGCACAAGGAGGAACATTTGCTGATGTTGAAAAATATTTAAGTATAGTTGATTCTATGTATAAGATAACAAATCCTACCGGTACAACTAAATTAACTGCTGCTCAAGAAACAAGAGCGGCTGCAGCTCAGAATGCCCTTAGAGATATACCGATGATTCAAGAAGCAATAAAGAGCGGTAAATTAGGTGGTCTAAAATCATTGCCTGGTTCCGGTACTGCTCTTGGCTCAAAGTTACTCGGCACTGAGGATTTAGACGCAGCATTATTTAATATAGCCGATAATATTCTTAGGGCACGCTCAGGTGCAAATGCACCTGAAGCAGAGATTAAGAGATTTGTATCTAATTTCTTGCCGCGCCCAACAGATTCTGAAAAGTCTAAGAATGAAAAGTTGGCTCGTGCAGTGAGAGAATTAGAGGGTTATGTTAACCCTGTCCAAACATTAGAATAAATAAGGAGAACAATATGAATGACACAACAAAGAAGACAGGCACATTTGAGGGCAAGAGCAATAAACTCGGTGGTGGTGGCCGTTTTGCACAGCTAGAGTCCAAAGGTATGAGCAGCGGACTTGCGGCCTATATCTCTCGGAAACTCTACGGAAAGAAAAAAACAGCACAGATGGCTCAAGCTGGTAAGAAACGAGCAGAAAAATAACATTCTCTCGAGCAGTATTTTTGTTCTTGATGGCCTGCGTGACGTTTAAAAAAGGTGTTGCAATATGTACATGGCCTAGGCTCTATGGCATTGTATCTTTTATGATTTTTTGGTATGTATTTTATTTTTCCATCATAAGTAGTATGACAACTTCTACACAACTCCAACCAATCATTTCTATCACCCCTTATATATTTGCCTGTTTTATTTGCCCAATCAGTTTTCTTATGATTATTACAATGTTCACAAATCCCAGATTTTCGCCAATTACGAGCCATCCACCCATGCATTGCTGACTTGCCGACTTTTTTACCTTTCCATCTAGGATTATTATCGCCTTTTATATTGTTGTTTCTCGCCTTTTCCCTATTACCGCATAGCATACTACAGTACTTAGCGGTTTTAATTCTATTAGGATAAACCTTGAATCTATTATCACAATAACAAATTAACTCAATCATTTTGTTATTATAACACACGACCAATATAGATTAACTCAACTGTCTCTTAAGTTCGTCTGATAGGTTATCTAACTGTTCAGGATAAGCACGATAGAAGTCAACTTGGTTCTTTTGCAAGAGTGCCTTACGATTATTCACTTTCATCTTCTCGCGGCGTTCTCTAGCTGCTGTTTCACTAGGTAGCATTAGTTCAGCATCTTCACCATAAATTATCTTATTACCACGGATAATAGCTTTTTTTGGTTTATTCATCGGGGTTAAGCCTCTCCATCATTTTGTTATGCTCATATATTGCAGTTTGCACCTCATCTAAAGGGTCTATTACTTCACTCTTTGGTTCTTCTACTTCTTTTGGCTTATCTATCTTTTCTTTTATGACCTCTTGTAAGTCTTGAACTTTATTCGTTAAATCACGTAACTTATACCCAAGCCAAAAGCTGAGTGGTATGCACAAAGCTAGTATGACTGTGATATAGAGCATTTTACTCCTTTTTAGTGTCAACAAATACAAGGGCTGCGCCTACAGTGACAGCACCACCAATAGCACTCGTAGCATTGCGGATTACCTCACGTGGTACAACTACGGGGTCAATAATCCCCTCTTTTACCATATCAACAAGCTCGGCTTCTTTACGAAGATTAAACCCTTTGCCTTTTGGAGCTTTTAGGGCTTCGTCTAGCTTTAGTTCTGCTGGTAAGTTGGCATTAGTAAGTAGTTGCTGAAAAGTCTGTTGTAAAGCTTTCTTAAAAATATTAGATACATCAAGTTTACTAAGTTCTAGGAGTGTGATACCACCTCCTGCCACAATACCGTCTGTATAGGCATTGCGTGTTGAGTTGATAGCATCTTCGATTCGGTATTCTAGTTCTTCTTTTTCGCTATCAGTGGGTGCACCAATTTTGAATAGACATATTTTGCCCTCAAGTTTTGCAACTCTATCACGTAGTTTCTCACTAAATGCAGGGATAGATTCGGACTCGATTTGTTCCTTAATCTCTGCAATACGCTCTCTTACCGCTTCGGTTTCGTTGTCTGCAAAGATAGTAGATTCAGACTTACTAGCCACAACCTTGTCAACTGAGCCAATAAACTCTGAGTACGGTTTGTTATCTCGTATGGTCACAAAGCTTTTAAGATTAGTGTTGTCGGTTATAGGTGAGCAGTTTGCATAGACTGCAACGTCGTCAAGTAGGTACTTACCTAGTTCGCCATACATAGGAGGTGTCTTTATAATGACTGCATCAATTTGTCCGGCATTTATAGTATTTACAATCGTTTGGTAGGCAGCATCTTCAATGTTACCAACGAAGAGAATACGTGGTATTTGCCCTTGCTGTAGGCCGTTTGCTTTCATAATGCCGTTTAAAATCTCAATGGCGTCAGCAGTCGAACTTAATCGCTTGCTTGATACAACAACGTAGGGGTCTACAAGTTCTTTTTTGCCAGCTTGCAAGGCCGTAAAGCCTGATTGTAGATAGTAACCGTTGACGTACTCACGCTCAACCTCGTTAATAGGGGCTTTTTCGGTTAGTATACCGCCATCTTGACCAACATATAGGATAGCTTCTGCAATGAGTTGGCCTATAAGCGGGTCACCAGCTGACACGGTAGCTACTTCTTTAAGCTGTTCGTCTTTTACGGGTATAGCTAGTTCTTTTAGTTTATCTAAGAGTTTGTAGCTATCTTCTTGCAACATGTCACGTACCACCATAGGGTGAATACCGGAGTTTATAGCCTTAATGCTATTTTCTAGTAAGTGATATGACAGTACGATTGTTGCACTGCTCCCGTCACCGGCAATGCGATTCGCTGATTCTGAGGCTTCAATGAGTATCTGAGCACCCATGTTCACTGGTCGGTCACTTGTAAAAGTATCTTTGGCAATGGTGATACCGTCACGGGTTAAGATAGGACGGCCAAAGCCTTTTTCAAGTAAAACGTTCTTACCCTTTGGGCCATATGATACAGAAACAGCATCATACACCATGCGAGCACCTTTTAATAAGTCTGCTCTAATATCATCTTCTAAAACTAGTTTTCTTGATTCTTTTAATTCTGCCACTGCCTACTCCTTATTGTAAGTTAAAACTGCCTGCGCTGCCTGTTTGGTCAACTGCCTCTACGTTAATATTTTTGTCATCTGAGTAACCGATAATATCAGTCATATTTAATAGGACATATTCATCGTTACCTATTTTGAAATGTCTGCCACTATCTTTCAGGCTCTCCCAAAACACTGTTTTACCCTTTAACTTTGTATAAAAAGCAAGAACATCTTTTAATATATCTTTGTTAGCAATGCTCTGCTCAAAACTAAAAGAATGAAACCCTAAATAAATCATTTCATCAGGTACTTCTACGACTACGCCCTTTTCTCTCTTTATTGTTGCATCGCCAAAACCATATTCATTTGTATCAACTTTAATTAGTATCTTGTCATTGAATGGTTTCATCTTACTCCTTAACTATATTAACTAGCACCCCGAACCGCAGAGCTGAGGTGCTAGTTAATACTTTTAAGTGCTCTGCGATTATCATAATCTAATAATACCAGCTTGAGTTTTTTAGCACAAGAAGATAGAATAAAGGCATAGGACAGCCCGTGTGGCTGTTATTTTTATATATGAATACTGAAACTACAATTACTGGCTTGCCTCTAGCGTCCGCAATAGACCCAGCGGTTGATTGGTTTGCTGTCGATCGAACCTCTTTAAACACCACGCAGCGCATAAATCGAAATACCATGCTCGGTATTACAGGTTCGCCTGTTGGCACCTCGGATAGTCAAACCCTAACAAACAAAATCATTACCAGCCCAACGCTTACCGTACTAGACAATGCATTTACTTTACAGGATAATGTAGACCCCACGAAACAGGCTCAATTTCAGCTTAGCGGTATTTCTACCACTACCACGCGTACCTATACCCTGCCTAATGCCAGCGGAACTATCGCGGACATCGCTAGTGCACAAACACTCACCAATAAAACATTAACGAGTCCTGTAATCACAGGCGGCTCAATAGATAACTCTACCGTTACCGTAGATTCAATTGCAGGGCATACCACCGCAAATTCGGGCACTGTCTACGGGGCGTCAATTACGGCCGGTGTTATAGCATCTGCAGCACTTGCAAATGCAGTTAATACTGCTGCTATACAAAACCTTGCAGTTACATCAGGTAAAATAGCTGATAGTGCAGTAACGCCAGCGAAGCTCTTTACAGGGACGGGTTCTACGTGGGTGTGGCAAAGTTGGGCACCAACGTGGACTGGATTCTCTGCAAGCCCTACAACAAGTGCCTATTATACAATAATTGGTAAGACAGTTATCTTGTTAGTTAGATGCACAGCAAATGGTACTAGTAACGCCACGACCATGACAATAACAAATGCTCCGATTACATCTCGTACTATAAGTGGAATGTTTTGGGGAAGTACCCCATGGCAGGCCACAAATAATGGAAGTGTTTCATCAGCCACCTCTCGTGCATACATAGGCTCTAACAGTAACACGATTACATTAGGCTTAGCCGGAAATGACTCCGGATGGACAAATGCCAACGGTAAGGCTATCGATTTTACTCTTATTTATGAGGCAGCATAATGAGTCAAGATACCATAGTCTCACTAGCATTAATAATATCCGGGGAGGGGATATGCCTGAAGAACTAGCCCCACCAACTACAGTAAAAGAAATAGGCATACACATTGGATACATGCGTGGCGATATTCAAAGCCTCAAGTATTCAGTTGAAGAAGCTGCTAAAAACTATGCTACAAAAGAAGATGTCGCAGAGCTCAAAACAAATCATGATAGCCGCATTACAAAACTAGAAACAAAACAAACTTTGAAAACTACGATTTTATGGGTAGGGTTAGTTGCGTCTGCAATTATAAATATTGTTGTGATATATCAGTTATTCACTGGTGGTAAATCATGAACCAACTCGTACAGCCTAATTTATCTGTTCAAGGTAAAGCTGGTTGGTGCCTATGGTTCGCCGAAGAAGTATTTGCTACCCCACATTTATACGATACAGCTCATGACGCATGGCTAGCAGCAAAATATAAGCACCCTGGCGAACAACCGCCAGAAGCAGCGGTACCCGTATTTTGGACGTACTACGACTACAGAGACGGGGTTTGGTATGGACACATAGCTACATGGGTACCAGGCAGAGGCGTGTTTAGCTCACCACTTAATGTTAAGTTTGGTAGCGAATGGTACCCAAGCATAGAGGCTATGACGAATCGTCTTAATCAGATACCACAAGCACAAAGTTCATATCTTGGATGGAGTGAAGATTTAGCAAACGTAAAAATAGTAGAAGGAGTAGATATGTCACCAACAAGACGACCACGCACACCAGATGAGTGCGTAGCAGATTTTAAAAACTTCGCAGGACGCGACGACGTTAAAGCATCAGACCCAGTATGCCAAAACAGATTTATTGACCCAGAAAGTGACGAGTTCTTTTATGGGCTTTTAGTTCACGTAAGAGATTTACGAATTGCCAATGAGCAACGAGCAATTAACGCAGAATCAGAAGTAACTCGCCTTACCACAGAAAACGAAGCACTTAAAAAGCAACTATCCGAAGCAGGACAAAATCCTGACTCAGTAACCGTAACTAAATCAAGTTTATGGGATTGGTTTAAAAACCTACCATTTATAAAGAAAGGATAATAGTATGTCGATATCAAATTTGGATACTAAACAATGGAAATCAGTAGTTAAAGCTGCTTTATATGCTTTTTTTGCTGGTGCGGCAGGATTATTAACACTTAACGCACTAGATATAATAAAAGCCGCACAAGACGGTAAGACTGCAATATTTAATCTATTTTTAGCAGTATTGGCTGGCGCCGTTATTGGCGGCATAAATGGTGTTGTAGTGTTTATAAAAAAATTGTTTACACCAGTTCAGTAAAACCTAACTTAAAAGTGGGGGCGTAATGTTACGTAAAGTTGGTAACAATCATCATATATGGCACCATCGTAAACAGCACGAAGCAACGCCAGATAACGAATGGATCCGCAATAGAGCGCTTGGTATGATTGCCCTAATGTCGATTGATACCCATGATGCATTGCATAAAGAATGTCCACCGGTACCACCTTTAGACATATTTACAGCCGCTAGGGTACGCCGTTTATACCAGCCACACCCCAACCCACTTATTGCTATAGATAACATGAGCAGAGCCATAGAAGACGCAGCAGAACATCCTAGGGCACATCAACTGCAAATAGAACTAGCTGATTTATCTATCAGAGCAATACGCCTACAAATACCATTTATAAAAGACGGTCTGATACGGAATCAGTACGAGGATTACAATGGGTGAAAAAGAACCGAAGAAACCTTTTTTTAAGCTCGATCTGGGCGGTACTCATCAGATATGCACTCCTGACAATACCTCGTTATTTTTGCATGAGATACCTGACTACAGTAAATTTGACCATATCTTTGTGGCTAAACGGTTTGAAGAACAAGAAAATGCCACCTATGGTGACTGGTACTTTAGAAAAATGCTTGGTACTCGGTTTGATGCCGTTGCAGCCTATATGATTAAGCACACCTTTGAGGTCAACTATTCCCCATATCCATCAGATGGCGATGTAGAGCAATACAACAAGATGTTTAAAACAGACGAGAAAATTGATAGAGAACATCCGCAAGAAATAAGCCTACGAGCTGAAAGAAAAATACGATTCTTAGGCTACATATTATTGAAAGATTTGCTTGTGCCTGATGACTTTAATACTAGCGGCGATTTGTATATATAGGTATATTAGGTAATGAAATTTGTTAAAAAACTAATTGAAGTAATATTAGTCTAAGCGCATAATACTATAGCGCGAAGAATAAAGCGCCAAACAAAAATAAGACCCCAGCTCGCAGCTTTGGGGTCTTTTTATATAGTCACCAAACATTGGTACAATATCACAATAGTAATTTTTGTGCAAATAAATTGCTTTTAATAAGCATGAGATTTATACTGTATTTAATTCTCAGAGACTTTTTGATAATAATCTCTCAGAATTGCATATGTCAGAAAGACTATAGCTTTTTGACCCAAAAAAGATAACCCCCGTATGAACGGGGGGAGACTTTTTGATATGTTTAAATTATACACCACTAGGTAGGGAGTGTCAAATGCAAGATGTTAATCATATAATCAGAGAACTACCAATTGCCAATTGGTCTGAAACAAATAATCCAATTGTACAATTGCCAATTGAACCAAATAAGAACACTGATAGAGATGTCGATCAATTATTAAAAGAGTGTTCAGATTTGATAATTGTAGGTTGGGAACCATATTTTGCCAAGAAATTTTATAAGATAAGTCGTGATAGAGTAATGATTCTAGCATCCCAAGCCCGGAATGATTACCGAACCACCCCTCAAAAGCTCTTTTCGTATCTTGTTAAAAGAGAAAGCTAGTGTTGTTTAAGACAATTTAAAGACTTTTTCTATTGGACGGATACCGTTATAAACGTCAAGGGTCTTGTGCTCAAATATATGACAATTTCTGCATAACCATATTACAACGAGTGGTTTATTATAATCTTCGTGATGACCCTCTAATCTCAATGATTGACGACAGTATGTACATTTCTCTGGCTTTATCAACCAACCTTTATCAACAGCCTGATTTACTAATGAATGAGCTTTCTTAATAGCTTGCTTATGCTCATAGTGGTATATAGATTTATATTCCAAAAAATTTTCTATATTATATTTGCTCAGTTTCTCTTTTTATGGCTGCTTCATAACCTTAATACGATATTCCGATTTGTATTGTTTTATATAAACGCCATGAGGTTTTAAATTATACAGCGAAGATACATATTGCCTTGATATACCAAGTTTTCTACCAACTTCAGACTGAGATAGCCCAGAATTAACCATTTTTTGTATAATATATAGACGACTAGTGTTCATAAAATAATTATAGCAAAAAAGTACTTGACAACCTAGTGCATATCGCTTATGATGTAATAGTAAACAAGGACGTGCAGTCATGAACAATATGGTACTAAGCAAAACAAGAAACGGTTATTTAGGCAAATTTCGTGTCGTAACGCCACGTAAGAAGCATGAAACCTTAGAGCAAGTAATACGCAAGATACATGGTGAGAACGCCGATCACGCGGTATACATGCACAATCTATATTTTGGCGATAGGTTATTGCAAGAAAAGGTAGGCATATAATGCGTACCTTTGATTCTTTGACGCAAGAAGATTTAGAGCTTTTAGGTCAGTCATATATACGATTACAAAGCTCAGGTCTATTACTTGATATAGTTCCTTATGACGATTTCTTAGATGCCGTGGTAGCTCGTGGCCAATATGCTGATACGAGCGATGATTACTTGTATGAGGAGGCCATGTGATGCGTATAACTATCACACCAGAACTCCATAAAAGAGTCAAGCGTCATCTCCTATGGCAGACTGCTAGTCAGACTGCTAATAAATTTTATCTGAGTAAGAAAACTGTTATACAAATAAGAGGCACTAGAACTTTTGAAGAATATGCCGAGAGCAACAAGGCGCAACATCCCGGCACCGGTCATTCACTAAAAGAAGATATATTAGAGTTGCATAAGCTGATGTTTGACAAGCACGACAACAAGTATCTTGCACCACTGACAGCTACCAAGGCTGCACTTGTCATGAAAGTAAAGTTATTAGAGGATAGGCGAAACAATGAAGATAGTATTTAACGAGACTGAGAAAAAGGTATTCAAGTATATACGATCAAAATGTCATAACCTTGTTGACAACTTTGTACCAGTTTATGAGGGCTCATTATCAACATGGCCTATGTATTATGAAAAGTTACCAAGCGAGAAAGTACTTGACAAGTTCAAGGCTCAAGTCGAATTTAAGCGTAATAAAAAAGGAGGCAAATAATGGATAAAGCGTTGCTAATAGTAACTATATTGGTAACTATAGGTGCTTTTACAGCCTTATGCTGGTATGCTCTAAAAGCTGAGACTATAATAGAATTCGATGATGATTGTATGCACAATAAATTAGATAAAGATAATAAGGAGAATATATGAACAATATTAAAATATTAGCAATCAGGCACGGTGAGGTACTTTTATACCCAGTAGAATCAATGCCAAGTACCAAAAAAGAGAAGAGTACAAACTATATTGTTGGCCACAGCGAAACAGGCCATCATCATACGCTTAAAGCTACAAAGGCTTTTGAAACAACTATAGATAAGGACAAACTGTATGTGCGCTTATTTGCACCTGCGAAACTTGTACACCAGAAATCTGTTAATAGGCATAATGACTTAACGGTTCCAGCTGGCATCTATAAGGTGATACATAAAAAAGAGTATTCGCCATTTACTAAGCTCATGGAGAGAGTGTGGGACTGAGAATGACTAAAAAGAAAATATTAAGCGAGTTAACAGAAGACCAAGAAGTCACAATGCGCAATAAGCGCGATGAATGGATTGAGTTTGCTTTATTTAATGGTGACGAAGTAGACGAACAGGCTGTACACACAGGCATAGATTTTCTTTACGAACTAGGCGGTCTGCAGAAGCCTATTAAAATCATCGTTGATAGTCCTTTGGCAGTCCAATATGCCATATCATATGCAAAAGCACTCCTAACTAAACTCAACCCGCAGGTTGCTAGCCAGGTTTATAGCCAGGTTCGTAGCCAGGTTCGTAGCCAGGTTCGTAGCCAGGTTTATAGCCAGGTTGATAGCCAGGTTGATAGCCAGGTTTATAGCCAGGTTGCTAGCCAGGTTTATAGCCAGGTTCGTAGCCAGGTTTATAGCCAGGTTTATAGCCAGGTTTATAGCCAGGTTGCTAGCCAGGTTGCTAGCCAGGTTTATAGCCAGGTTGCTAGCCAGGTTGCTAGCC